CTGCCTGAGATCGTACAGGGATTTGGAACTGACTGCCGTAAGATCTTTGCCAATGAGTATTGGGACGATCATGCGGTTTGGATGTCTAAGCAAGACATTGGGGAGTTCTCTGACGGCTTCCACACATTCAATTCTCTCTATCATCAGCGGCTTATCCTCTTCGCCGCGCTCGTGAACACGTTCCCGTCTTTGGCGTGGAAGTCCCGCAAGCATTCAGATGGTGAGGTTCCGTTTGGCGGTGGTTGGTTCATCGTCGGTGTCGACACGCCGAAAGGCCCGTATACCTATCATTACGAAGACAAGGACTGGGATCTGTTTCATTGTAGAGAGATTGAAACGGCTCCCGAATGGGACGGTCATACCGACAAGGATGTCGAGCGGGTTCTCTCCCTTACGGACGATGACGAAGCTGATTCTTGGGCGAAAAAAGAGGTTGAGCTGGCCTGCGAAAGCGAACGATCCAACACCAAGACCGATGATGAAGCTTGGTATGGAGTGAACTGCTATGAAAGTGCTCTTCGGGCTTATCGTTCTCTCGAAAAAGATGGCCATTCCGGATTTAGCATTCAAATCACTAAGAGCATTCTGAATCGACTTATCGACGGCAAGTGCCTCACCTCTATTGAGGATACGCCTGATATTTGGACAGAGGTCAACTTCGGTGAAGATGATCCGGTTAAGCATTTCCAGTGCAAGCGCATGAGCTCGCTGTTCAAGGATATTTCACCCGATGGACAAGTATCTTACAACGATGTAAACCGCGTCCAGGTCGTTTATATTGACAACCCCGACAATTCTTGGACGAACGGAACAGCTACTCGACTTGTTGACAAAATCTTCCCGATTACTATGCCGTATCTCCCGTCTTCCAAGAAGTTTAAGATTATAGCCGAGGATTTCCTCGTTGATGAGAAAAACGGCGACTATGATACGGTCGGCTATTTGAAACTCATCACTCCGGACGGAAAAACTATCGAACTGAATGCCTTCTTTAAGGACGGGGAAAAAGACATGGTTCGCATCAGCAAAGAAGAGTACGAAGAACGGAAAGCTGCTGCAAAGGCAAGAAAGGAGACTTCCAAATGACCACTGTTTATATCGGCGAACGGCAGAGCGGCAAAACCACAACGCTCATCAAAATGTCTGAAAAGACCGGAGCCACAATTGTTGTGGCTACCTATCCGATGGCCAAGTACATTCAGTTACTCGCTGCCCAGATGGGTAAGAAGATCCCTGTTCCCATCACGGTTACCAATTACATCCGGCTTCTCGCAAGCGGCGGACTCAGTAAATCGCAGAAGTATCTCGTTGACGAGCTTCAAATGATGCTCTCTGCTATGAATGTCGAAGCTGCTACGGTTGACTGCGACTGCATTGAGGTTCTTCGCGGCCATCAGAAAGAAGGGTTGTAATGGCCGGGCTTAAAATGAATGTTGAGTTCCCAACGCGCCTTTGCGAAGTCAAGGGCGAGCTCGGATATTTTCATCTTTGGGAACAGTGGAGCAATGTTGTCGATGCCAGCCCTCTTCTTGGCGGCCACCCCGGTGGACAAATCGGGCAGGTTTATGGGATCGTCGAATTCAGAGATGGTGTTCGTCGGGTTGATCCATCATCCATCAAGTTTTGCGATGAAAAAAATGCCGTGCTTTGTGAGATGAGTAAAACGCCATGAACATTTGGATGGGAACCGACCTTGCGGCTGATATTTTAGGCTCCGTAAAAGATACGCCAGGCGATAAAGTTGCACAGGTCATTGTCAAAAACGCCAACGAACCTTACTATAAAGGGATTTGTTCAGATGCTAAAAGATGCGGAGTCGAGATCATTACCGCAGAAAAACTTGTTCACAACTGTACTTATCCAACCATATCGCTAAATCCATATATTCGGGTTCCCGATGCGATCAATCTGGATGGCGGATATTTGACGCCTTGCACAGCCGAAGCGTCCATGCGTTTGCTTCGATGTTACGGTTTTATTTTTCAGGGTGCAGATGTTCTTTTGTTAGGTCGATCGGAGCGAGTTGGGGAGCCACTATCACATTTATTGATGAGAGCCAACGCAACCGTTACAATCGCACACAGTCTCACAAAGTCGTCTTCTATTTGGAGATTGGCCCAAAATGCTGACCTAATTATATCTTCTGTTGGAAGAGCCGACTTTACGGAGTTGGAATTGAAACCGACCGCTACAGTTGTTGATATTGGTGGAGATTTCGTTGGTATATCCGGTATTCAAAATTATGTTCCATTTATCGGTGGCGTTGGACCCGTGACTCGGGCCATTCTTATGGAACATATTCTTAAATTCAGGAGATTTAAGGAGGATAAAAAACAATGCTGAAAATTGAAAAACCCGAGGTCGTTGGCTGGGAAGCGGCGATTCGTGGTATGCGGAACCCGTTAAACTCTTGGGATCGAAGCGATAGCGGAGTAAAATGTCCATATAAAAAGGATAATTGCTGTGGCGAATGCCAGCAAAACTTTTGCATTGGCCCAAACGATAAAAAGCTTATGAGCACCCTTCGCAACGCCGGCACAGATCATCGTAAGTTCATGCGGATGATTACGGTCTATCTGGACATCACTGCTCCGCTGTATTGGTGGAAGGAATTCAAGACATATCGTGCCGGTAAAAGATTCGGTGATGATGAGCCTAATATCATTGACGACGGATACTTGGAGTATGATATCGAGATGAATTCCTGCTCTACGATGCACAAAATTGCGGGTAAGGAATTCACACTGGATGACTTCAGCCATGAGCATCTCGATACTTTCAGAGGGCTTACTATGTACGCCCCCCTGGAGTATCACTTCTCTTCTCTTGATCTGCTGAACCTTCAGGTCGATGTCCTCAATCAGTGGCGCACAAGATATTTGAACGCTCTAAAGACAGAAACTGAAACCGGCCTTCCTGCCAAGGATATTTGGTGGCAAATGATCCAGCTTCTTCCCAGTTCTTACAATCAGAGACGGACAATCATGTTGAACTATGAGGTTCTGGCCAACATGTATAAGTCCCGCCGCAATCACAAGTTGGATGAGTGGCACACATTCTGTGACTGGATCGAGAGCCTGCCGTATAGCGAATTGATTACTGGTAAGGGCAATTCTGCGCCTGAAAATTCTTATTGTAGCGGAAGGAGATAACATGACACCCAATGAATATCAGAAAGAGGCACTTCGGACAGCTTCCGGAATGTCTCAGGAATATCCTCGTATCCTCAACGGCCTTATGGGGCTGAATGGCGAGGCTGGAGAATGCATTGATATTCTCAAAAAGCATCTGTTCCAAGGTCATGATCTGGACCGCGAGCACATGGCAAAGGAACTTGGCGATGTTGGATGGTATCTGGCGGTTAGTGCGGACGCTATCGGGTATGATCTGGAAACGATCTTTCAGATGAACATTGATAAGCTTCGTGCTCGCTACCCAGACGGCTTTGATGCTGAGCACAGCTTACACCGCAATGCAAATGATATTTGAAAGGAGAAGCAAAATGATCAAAAATATGGAGCTCGCACAGGTACGCCGCGGAGAATCCTTTATCCTCGATGGCGTAAAGTTTGTCAAGCTGGATGAGGACGCTCACGCATCTTTCGTGCTGACCGCCGACGTTCTTCCCAAACACATTCCGTTCGAGCATAAGGACGCTGAGCGAAAAGAACACGACAATTTCGTCGGCAGCTATCTCCAGAAGCACGTTGATATTTGGCTGCATCAGGGGCATCCCAATATCTCCAAGGCTGTTGTCGAGCGCCCCATTAACCTGCTTTCCATGTGCGGTGAGACAGTTTACGGCACACCCTGCGTTTTCGGACGGGTACTGACGCTGGATGAATACCGCCGTTATCGCAAGTACATTCCGCTTGCATCTGACTGGTACTGGCTTGCGACTTCTTACTCCCCGTACTCCGGCTACGACCTCTACGCGTACTACGTGTTCACTGGTGGGAGCGTCGACAACTACGACGTATCCGGCGGCTACTTCTGCGCTCGTCCCGCTTTGTACCTTGAATCTTCAATCTTGGTTTCCGTAGAGGTTGAAACCGATGACATTGAGAAGATGCAGGATAAGGTTACGGCGCTTCAGCGAGAGACTTTAATAGCCTGCAAAAACGCGGAGCTCATTGCTGAATTGTTCCGCAGAATTCCCGGCGTACAGGAGGATTGAGACCATGTGTAGTAATTTGTATGCCAACGGCGAGCTTGCGGCAACCCCTTATGAAACGGACAAAGTGCTCCGTCATCGCAAGCTTTGCATGGGGCTGAATGTGCTTTACGCGAAAAAGAACCACGACTACGGCGACAGCTTCCACCAGACCTACATTGAAGAAGGAATGGCAATGCCACGCATTCGCCTGGGTGATAAGTTCAGCCGTTTTAAGACCCTCTCCCGCATTCTCTCCTCGGACAGCGATCAGCAGGCTGTGACAGATGAGTCCATTCGCGATACCCTGCTTGACCTTGCAAATTATTCCATCATGACTGTGCTGGAAATTGACGACGCTCAGCATGAGCAGGAGATCGCTGAACAAAAGACTTGCGCGATGAGGGGGGGCAAGTGATGCAGATTAAGAAAGCCGGCGGAAAGATATTTGGCGCGTCCTTGACCGCCGCCGAGCAAAAAGCGATGAATATGGAAATCCAGCGGCAGCTTGTCGAGTATGATCGAAAAAACGAGTTGGAGCTGGATGCCATCATTCTTTGGGAACTGCACACGCAGCTCGGACTTGGTCCAAAGCGTCTGAAGAAGTTCTTTGACGGCTTTTCCGATGCTTTGAACGCGCTGGTCAACCGCTATGAAATGGATATTTCGGACGATTTCTGGCTCTGCACGCACAAGCTGAAAGAGATTGGTGTGGATGTGGAGGACTGGTACCGACAAAAAGAATAGGAGGTGTTTTGGCTTGCCCCAGAACAATCCGCATAAGAACAAAGAGGGCTATTCCGACCCGACAGCGTATGAAGCCCTGCGAAAAATCGACGAGGAGGATGCCCGTTTTCACAGACTTCTTGACACAATCTTCTATCTTTGCGAGCTGGCAGGCTTCCGAATCGAAGGCCGTATTGTGCTGACGGACAAGCGAACCGGCCGTATTTGGAGGTGAAAAACTGCTCGATTTTCTGCCCACTTTTGGGTTTTGAAAAGTGGGCTTTGCCCGGAAAAACGTGGGCAGAGAGTGATTTTGGCCGAATTTTTATGCCTCCGATAAGCGTTTTCGGACGAAAAAATGGCCATTTGCCCACTTTCTGCCCACTTTTGAAACCCCTATTTGGCCACGAAAAATCCAGTATTTTCAAGGGTTTGCGGGCTCAAAGCCCACTTTGCCCACTTTTTTCTCTTCACTATTATGATAAAAAGATTAAAAATATATAGTAATAGGCGAAAAAAAGTGGGTTTTTGGCCACAAGTCATTTAAGGAGGAAGAAATGCCGAAAATAACATGGGACGATCTTTACACCAATTTCAAGTCGATTTACCCGAACCTCGGACGACAGTCCCTTCGTTTTCAGCCATATGGCTATATGATGATTCTGGTATATTTGATGGACGGAAGCCGTATGATTTACGACGATCTGCGGAAACAGGCGAAGATGTCGGCTTGATATTTCGCGCAAATTCTTCTTCCTATTTTCAAGTTTGACCGTTAGGGGAAGATACTTTGGTAAAAAGTGTTTTTCTCTCTTTACTCATTTCCCTTTCGGTCTTGAGGTTGTGTCGCAGCAATGAGGGATCTTCACTTTTTCGGGTGCGTTCCTTCATTGGGGCGCACTCTTTTTATTTTGCGGAGGAATGGGAAATGGCGAACAGCAAAGAGCTTATGGCGCTTGCCAAGAAACTCGGTCAGGCGGCCGTAGCTATTGGGCCGGTCGTTGCTTTAGCCGAGCCTGTCGCGGATTGGGCAAAGGATAAGATCGACGAACGCGGCGAATTGATCGAAGTGCCTCGTTTATATTCCAAGGGCTTTCCCGTAAGTCTCAGTGATGGTGTTGCAACAGTGACTGCCGCGGGGCTTACCGTTACGACAAGCAAGCTTCCGCTTTCCGCGGCTCACGCAAAGTATCGGAATTGCGCCGATCAGCAGATCGTAAAAAGCGATCCTCCGCAGGGCCGAAAGGTCAGAGCCAAAAGCAATGTCGTTTTAAGCTATATCACGGAAGATGTCATTTCAGAGAGCCGGCGGAAGTTTGAAGAAGAACAGAGGCAGAAAGCCCTTATCAAAGAGGAACGGGCTGTGAAAGCTGCTGCGCGTAAACAGGCGGCCGTTGAGACGTGCGAAAAATTAAAAGACAATGTGCTTCAGGCAATGAAGCGAAAGGAGAAATCGTGAAAAAGATATTTGCAGTTTTGCTGATGCTTGCGATGGTTTTCTCGCTGGCGGCCTGCGGAGGGTCAACAGAAGAGAACCATGACGGGGAAGCGGAAACTCCATCTGGTTCAAAAATCCAGCAGGGTCGGGATTATCAGGAAGTGGTTTCCGATTTTGAGGAAAGCGGCTTCACCAACATTCAGCTTGCACCGATGGGCGACCTGATCACGGGCTGGCTGACAAAGGAGGGTGAAGTCGAGTCTGTCTCCGTTGGAGGCGATGAGGAGTATTCGCCGAATAAATGGGTGCCGGCTGACACGGAAGTAGTCATTCGTTATCATTCATTCCCGGAGGACGACACTGCTTCCGACAGTTCCGATACAGGAGAGAGCGAGAGCCAGCCAACCGATACTGTTGATACCGGCAATGATATTCTGACGGTTGAGAATTGCGAAGCTCTGGCAAGCATGATCGCTGTAAAAGCGGAGATTGACGATTCGTATAAGACGTTTGCTGAGACTTATAAGGGAGAGACAATTTCCTTTGACGGCTGCATCACTTATGTGGTGAACCATAATGACTATAAGACGCGCTATGATATTTTGCTAAGCGCCGGTGATTATGTTGATGCGAATACCGCAAATCCTGGTCCGGTCTTTAAGTTTGAGGACGTGAGCACCAATGGGCTTGGTATTGAGGAACTGTACCTGCCCTCGTTTGTGGCGGCCGGGAGTAATGTTCGGGTGACGGCTAAAGTGGATAGCTTCGACGCGGAGCGCGGAGTATTCTACTTGAAGCCGGTGCTGGTGGAAGAGAGATAACAATTTGATATTTTAGAGATGGCCGAGATGCTTAACTGCGTCTCGGTCTTTTCTTTTGCTCTCCTTTTGACCTGCGCGAAAAATACATCCCCTTTTATGAAGAGAGAGGGAATAAATCGTCTGCTTTTGGCGGAACGAGCATTCTCTCTTTTGTTTTGTGGAAAGGAGGCTCTCTGTTATGCTGGAGCGCAATTTTCAAGCCAACCTGATTCAGAAGCTGAAGCAGATGTTCCCCGGCTGCATCGTAATGAAAAACGATGCGAGCTATAAGCAGGGTATCCCCGATTTGCTGGTGCTTTATCGTGACCGATGGGCTTCTTTGGAATGTAAGAAAAGCGCCGGAGCAAAAAGACAGCCGAATCAAGAATACTATGTCGGTCGGATGAACGAGATGTCGTTTTCTCGTTTCATCTCGCCGGAAAATGAGGAGGAAGTGCTACATGAACTTCAACAGGCATTCCAATCTTGAAGGACAGCACGCTTTTCTCGGCGCAAGCAAGTACCATTGGATCAACTATGACGAAGCGAAGGTCGTAGACGTCTATTCCAATTTCCTTGCGGCGCAGAAAGGCACGGTGCTTCATGAGTTTGCCGCGCAGTGCATCCGCTTAGGGCAGCGGCTCCCGAAGTCACAGAAGACTTTGAACATGTACGTCAATGACGCCATTGGATATCGAATGACACCGGAGCAGGTGCTGTTCTATTCCGAAAATTGCTTCGGGACGACCGATGCGATCGCGTTCCGCAACAATCTGCTGCGTATTCACGATTTCAAATCAGGAGTCGTCCCCGCACATATGGAGCAGCTTGAGATCTATGCGGCGCTGTTCTGCTTAGAATATGCCGTGCGTCCTGCGGACATCGAGATCGAACTGCGGCTTTACCAGAACAGCGAGATCGTTTATGCGAACCCAACGGCGGACGATATTCTGCCGATTATGGAGAAGATCATCACATTCGACAAAATCATCAATAAAATTCGTGCAGAGGAGGGCTGACTGTGAACCCGATTGCGGAAGATATCCTGATGCATTACGGCGTCGGGAAAATGGAAGGCGCTCCGGGGAGGGGCAGCGGAAGATACCCCCTGGGCAGCGGAAAGAACCCCAACCAGCACAGCGGCGATTTTCTCAGCCGTGTGGAAACCATGCGGAAGTCCGGTATGAGCGAGACGCAGATTGCCGAGGCGCTCGGCATGACGACCACACAGCTCCGCGTGCAGAAATCGCTTGCCAAGGATGAGCGCCGTTCGCAGGAGGTTGCGACTGCCCGCCGTCTTCGCGACGAAGGATACAGCCTGAACGAGATCGCGGCAAAGATGGGATACAACAGCGACTCTTCAATCCGTTCGCTGCTGAACGAAAACTCGGAGTCCCGCATGAACCAGGCAAAGACTACAGCAGAATTTCTCAAAAAGCAAATCGCAGAAAAAGGCATGATCGACGTCGGCGTCGGTGTGGAGCGTGAGTTGGGTATCTCGAAAGAGAAGCTTGACCAGGCTCTTTATATTTTGGAGCAGGAGGGCTATCCGGTCTACAACGGCCGTATTCCTCAGGCGACCAATCCCGGCAAATTCACGACGCTGACCGTGGCCTGCCCGCAGGGGACCGAGCATCGGGAGATGTACGATTTCGGGAACATTCATTCCGTGGTCGATTACGTTTCTCATGACGGAGGCGAAAGCTACGACCCGAAATGGGTTTACCCCAAGAGCATGGATTCGAGCCGCTTGCAGATCCGCTATGCGGAGG